ATGGCGGGTTATTTGTCCTGGTTATTCCCCCGTTGTAAAATCTCTCCTAAACTTAACGGTACGGCACCACACTTCGGGGATGAAATGTTCGCGCTGGTACTTTTTGTTTGCTACCTGGATGGCGGTTGTGAAGATATTGTTGTGGATGTCTACAACACGGAACAGCAGTGTCTTTATTCTATGAGCGATCAACGGATCCGCCATGGCGGTTGTTTTCCGATTGAGGATTTTATAGATGGTTTCTGGCGACCAGCACAGGAGTATGGTGATTTTTAATTATTGCAATTGCACAAGAGTCAGTTCGCCCCCAAAGACAGCACCGGTATCAATATAATGCAGGTTGCCAATATCCACGCGATGTCGCAACGGTGTATGACCAAACCAGAAATGATCAGCACCTGTAATTCCCTGCCCTTTTTGGCGTTCACCTAATCGCGAGCGGCTCCACAAGACCTGATGCAAATCAACGTCCTTTTGCCATTCATAAACATCATCTGGATAATCGGCATGAGCAATAACATGTTTGCCGGTACGACTGTGTACTTCAAGAATAAAGGGCAAATGCTGACATTTTTCCAGCGCCGTTTTCGCTTGTTTCTGTTGATTATCTGCCAGCGCAATAAACCAGTCGCCGCCATTCATCAACCACAAAGACATCTGCTGGGATGCCAGCGCATCCATCGCCATCTGTTCATGATTGCCTCTTACCGCACGAACCCAATGTTGTTCCAGTAACTGCAGGCAACGTAAACTTTGCGGCCCACGATCGATAACGTCTCCCACTGAGATAAGTAAATCTCGCCACGGATCAAAACCACAATGCCATAATTTGCGGCGCAACTGCTCAAGACAACCGTGTATATCGCCAGAAAGCCAGATATGTCGCCATTGATGACCCGCAATTCTCTGATAAACGGGCGCAGGCTGTTTCATCAATATTTTCCTCCCGCGCTAAAGATCACATAATCTTAACAAGAATGTTAAAAAACGCTGGACTCAGACAGTAGAGTGTGTGTTATGGTTGACTATAAAGTCAGCGAAGGAAATGCTTCTGGCTTTTAACAGATAAAAAGAGACCGAACACGATTCCTGTTTTCGTCAACAAACAATAAAACCCTTTAAAATTAATGCGTTGAATAAATTTACGTTCATCTTTTAATCCCTAACACGTACCATTGCATATTAATACATTCAATTAGTTACCATTTTTTTCGAGTTTTTTAGAGAAATTTTCGGGAATATTTCAGGTCAATCCATGCAGACACAAGCAATTCCTTTATTGAATAATTCCGTAGCAATTATGTAAAATCATCTCCGGCTGATTTTCATTCAAACTCGCGCTATCGAACGTCCATCAGCCAGCCGTGGCACGTTCTTGCATACGACGTGCTACGGTTTCATTTATCTCCGACCGGAAACCTCTTATACAAAGTCGATATGCCAACATCATAGATGATCGCCACCTTCTGGCGAGGAACTCCTGATGCAATTAATCGTCCGGCCTGTGCCCATTGTTCTGGTGTAAGTTTGGGACGTCGTCCACCAATTCGTCCCTGTGCGCGAGCAGCTTCCAGTCCTGCTTTTGTTCGTTCAACAATCAGTTCACGTTCCATTTCAGCCAGGGCACCCATCACATGGAAGAAAAAGCGTCCCATTGGTGTGCTGGTATCAATTGAATCAGTCAGACTACGAAAGTTGATGCCTCGTTCGCGCAACTCCTCCACCAGCACGACAAGATGCCGCATACTGCGCCCCAGCCGGTCCAGTTTCCAGACCACCAGCGTGTCACCTGCCGATAATGTCCTGAGCAGTTTTTTCAGTCCAGGCCTTTCGGACTTTGTACCGCTTATCTTGTCTTCAAAAATCAGCTCACATCCTGCACAGTTCAGCGCATTACGTTGTAGGTCTGTGTTCTGGTCATTTGTTGACACACGTACATAGCCAATAAGCATGATCATCCCCCTGAATAAAAACCGGAGATGATGCCAGTTAGCTGTTACCTCTGCATTTTCTTAAACGTTGGTTTGGGAGAAGGCTCTGCATTACCTGTCGGTGTGCCTGTTCCGTGGCCTTACGCCACTCCGCCGACAGGCTGGCTGAAATGCAATGGTGCGGCTTTTTCTGCTGAAGAATACCCGGAACTGGCAAAGGCTTACCCGACAAATAAATTGCCTGATTTACGCGGTGAATTTATTCGTGGCTGGGATGATGGGCGTAGTGCGGATGCGGGGAGAACAATATTATCCGCTCAGGGCGATGCCATACGTAATATCTATGGTGAGTTCAAGACTGTAAACACCGAAAATTATTCAATATGGGAATCAGTAGGCTCGTTTAAGGGGGCAGTAGTGCCTTTGAACCCCTCAACGAACAATAGTTATTTCTCCTTAACCAGAAGTATGGTGACAGAAAGAACAGATGGCGCTGTTTACCCAAAAGTGATTGGCCTTGATGCTTCAAGAATTGTTCCAACTGCAAACGAAAATCGACCCCGTAACATTGCCTTTAATTATATCGTGAGGGCTGCCTGATGGATAAAGCTATATTAAATAAGGAACTCATCGCCACAAAGGCGGGAGATATTACCGTTTATAATTATGATGGTGAAACACGAGAATATATTTCTACATCAACTGAATATCTTGCTGTTGGCGTCGGTATCCCAGCATTTTCTTGTTTGGATGCCCCTGGCACACATAAGGCTGGTTATGCTATCTGCCGCTCAGCAGATTTTAACTCATGGGAATATGTACCAGACCATCGCGGTGAAATTGTCTATAACACCGAAACGGGAGATGCCAAAGAAATCACAGCACCAGGCGACTATCCCGAAAATACAACCACTCTCGCACCGTTAACGCCATACGATAAATGGGATGGTGAGAAATGGGTGGCCGATGCTGAGGCACAACATAGCGCCGCAGTCGAAGCGGCAGAAGCACAGCGCCAGTCACTGATTGATGCAGCAATGGCTTCCATCAGTCTGATTCAGCTGAAATTGCAGGCCGGGCGGAGGCTGACGCAGGCAGAAACCACCCGCCTTAACGCCGTGCTGGATTACACTGACGCGGTGATGGCAACAGATACCAGCACCGCGCCGGATGTCATCTGGCCTGAACTGCCGGAGGCGTAGGCCATTCAATATCGGGTGCTGTTGACGTATCAACACGCATCAGCAGCACACGGTATTTCTTCCATTGGGTGAGACTTGTAGCTTCTTCATCAGTTACGATATCAGCATCAACAGCATCCTGACGCCAGGATATTTCACTGTCAGCTTTTTCCCGTAATTGGGATTTTTTAACTTCAGCAATAGCTATTAATTCCTTTTTGGTCGGCTGAGGAATATCTATCAGTGCTGGTTTTCCATTCAGTGTTCCAATCTGTTTTCCTGGTGGAATATCCATAAATAACTTTTTATGTTCTTCCTCACTGACTATTACACCATCATCAGGCCACAGACCTGATGCCTCAAATTTTTCTTTCTCCGATATGGGGAAAAAGCCATTTGCTTTAGTGCTCTATACGTACATATCAATACCCCACCGCTATAATGTCCACATTAAATCCCCCGGGACCTGCCTGCCAGATGCTGGCCCCTGTTAATGATTTTGTTTGATGAACAACCGCCACATTTGCTGGAGATTGTGTTTCAGTTGTTGCAGTACCGATATCATTCCAGTTAATTGAGATTGAATAGTTCGTTGTTGTAAACGACCGGGGGAAAGTTATGTGTCTTACATTGGTGCCGACAGGAAATCCAAGATAAACACGCTGAATTATCATTCCTCCAGGTAACATAACCCAGTTAGCACCTTCTCCAAAACCAAGGTTTTCGAGAGCCGTTTTCACCGTGCCATCCGATTTGATATCACCAAACGGATTCTTGCGGCTCAGGTATTCAACAGCAAACCCCGATCCCAGCAATTCAACAAAACCGGGCAGATCACCATTATCAAGCACATCCCGTTGCGTTTTATCACTTACAAACTGGGCCAGAGCTGCAGCAATAAAGCTGGCCTGCCGAATAACCTTATTGACTTGCGCACTGGATGCTTTCCCTGCTGTAAATCCGGATAAAAGCGCGGGCAACGCTTCCCATTCCTCCTGCGATATAACATTGGCATTTCGATCCGTTGCAAACGCTTTAAAGTCATTTTTCGTCATCAGAGTAATACTCCCCATGCTCCTACATCAAAACCACTGATGAATTCGTTATCCATATCAAAACCAAAAAATTTTGAGCCTTCCGATGGGGTTTCCACCGAAGGTGTTTCAATGCCACCCGCCCATACCCCGGCGGCTTTTACTGTGAGATACCCCTGTTTAATTGCCGCAATTAACTCACGCGATACATCTGAAATATCAGTATCAGGAAAGACCCAGACCGATATCGTCATGTCATGGTTATCGACTATCTGCATTCGCAGTCCGGATCCTGCTGTTGCCGCGTCAAGAATTGCCGGAAGCGAATCATTCCGTCCGTCCCAGTTATTAATCGCAATCTTCGCTTTAAGGATGACACGATAAGTTTCATCGCTGAGGTACATGTATCCTGAATCAGGATCGTATGGTCCCTGCCATACCCCCTGATCATATCCAAGCCCGTCGGTATCCCAGCTGAAATAGACACCTGAGATAGGCTGGCTGACAACACGGCTACGTCCGATCCACAATCCCAGAATGTCAAGTTGCACACCAACCGCAGAGTCAATATCAAATGCAGTAATCAGCCCTCTGGTGGCAGCCGCAACATCAATAAGTGGCCGGGTCATCAGATCAACATGTGCAAGAAATTTAGGTTTGGTGGCGTGGTAGTTTGTGATTAGTTCGGTGTATTTGCTCATGACTCCACCGTTATAACGATATTTTCCGGGGTACAGGACGCAGATTCGTTGTATCTGATATCAATGTTTGATGACGACAAAGCCCCCGGGGATTTCCCAATCGTCAGTTCCTGAATATCGTAATAGCGTGCATTCCCGCCACTCACCACGCCAAGATTCGCCGGTGAGTAAATGCGACTTAAAAGGACCGAATCACCAATCATCAGACTATTGATATAGTCGGAAATAGCCTGCTGGATCTGCTGCCCTATCTGTGAGGTATAACCCGTAAAAACTTTTAATTTAATCCGGGCATAAACAGGCACATCACTGGAACGCGAGAATTTGATTACATGGGGATTGCCGTATTTATCCGGAACCGTAACGGATGTTGTACCGTGAGTGGCTGTCCCCTGGCCTTTATTTCCTCTGATAGCCTGAGCAATATCCGTTACATCACCGCCATCCACAATTACAGCAACAGAGTGTGGCGGTAACCCGTTGCCGTCCTCCGAACCAGTATCGTTTTCATAGAGTTTGTGGCGGGTTACACCGGTAACATTAGAAACAGCGCCATCCAGTGCTTCAAATGGGGTTATTGATGGCAACGCAACACTTTGCGACTGGCGGATACGTAACTCCGCGTCAGTTTCTGCTGGAGTGCCTACAGTAGCTGCAGCAGGATTGGTTACCGAAACCCAGCCACGGGTTGGCGTATTAATTTCAGTGATAGTTCCAGCCAGCGCCGCCACTGCACCACTGACGGAACATTTTGCGGTCACCATCACTGTACCATCCACGCCGACCACCACTGAAGCAGGCAAACGCCATATCACATTATTACTGTCTTTCACGCTGCCATTAATGATGGTTGTTCCGGCAGTTCCTGTAAGAAGCAAATCAACCGTAGAATTCGTCGCGCCTTTACGTGAAATACCATTTATTTTCACGTTACTGGTCAGTGCAGCCCCATAGCCGGTTGCCGGTGAAAAACAGTTGTAGACAGTTATCGCCATATTATTGGCATCATGAATCGCCAGCGCCATCAGAGCCACCATCTGGCCGTCTTTGCTGTCCGGTTCGAGGTAGGCATCACTGCCATAAATCTGCTGAAAATAGCTAATCAGGGTGCTGAGTATCGTCTGATAATCAGGCGCACTGATCCCCTCCGCGGTTACCTTTGCAGATAAACCGAGAGAATCAAGGTTCAGAGCCATTACGCCTCCGATGTAACAGTCGTTATTCCATAGAGAGTGTCGATTTCAGCGGAAAACATGACACGTCGGGTCGTGGTATCCACCGTCGTATTGAAAGAGAGGATTGATTTAACGCCCTGCGTTTCCAGAATGCGCTTACGGATCGCCAGGTTGTAAGTTTCCGGCTTCTGCTTACCGAGTACGGACTGGATCCACGGAGTCCCCTCGGTGGTGTCGAGAAACCATTGCCCATACCACAATTCGAATCGAGTTTTTACCGCCTGCGCCACGGCCTCCGGTGAGTTAATCAGCCAAGTGTCATCACCGCTGCCAAAGGTATAATCGCCATCGGCGTCTTCACGTCTGTATCGCATCAGTTTACTCCGTCGGTATTGCTTCCACCGCGCTGAACACCACCATGAGTGTGCGTATCATCGATTGGCTTGCCGTTAGCCTTCACGCTACCCAAAAACTCAACAGCACCAGTGATTTTTGAAGCCACACCAGAAACAACAGACCCCACCATGCCTCCCATCCAGGTTAACAGGCCATGAATGGTTACTTTCTCAGAAAAATCAGCCAGAGGGGCAACCACATCAAGGCCCCCCGGAGCGACAATTTTAATTTTCCTGGTATCAGGATTAAGCTCAAAATAGGTGCTGCCGTCATCACTACGCAACTGTGTGGCACTGGTATTAATACCGCTAATCTTCCTTGCCTGCGACTGGGGACCGACAATACAAAACGCATCCGATAAATCATGCATTCTGTCATCGACCGGCTCCTGTATCCCGCCACTCTGCCACCAGAAATCAATACAACGATCGGCAAAAATCACCAAACATTCATCACCGGCTTTAACTGGAAACGTTAGCGTACAGCCTCCGCCACGCGGGAATACCACTGGCACATCCACCAGCAATGGGTAATTTTTGGTAATGCGGTTGCCGTCGTTATCAATTTCAACGTAACGGATAGCAGGCTGTACAACCGCCGTCACCGCATCAGGAGCGAATGACTGAACAATGCCAGGCAAGGCGACACGGATCTGGTTCTTTGTTGTTTCCCGTTCAGATGTAAGCGTCGTCTCAGCACCGTCTGGCAGATCCTGAAATTCCTGAGAGAATAGTGGACACCAAATATGGTGGACGCTATCCATGAAATCATTAAC